ATCGGCCTTACTTCCAGCTATTTATTTTGAAAAAGATGGAAATGAAATGAAAGATTTGCAAGATACAAAGCAAATCGGCGCTGAAGCAAAGGATATGACTCACGCAGTCAAAATGTTAAACTATGCAAACAAGAACACATTATTGGTACTCATCTCACAACAAAGAAATCAGTTTGGATCTATGCATGCCTCCCACATACCGACTGGAGGAATGGCAGTCAAGTTCTTCTCTTCCACCGTCATTAAACTTTGGTCTTCTGAAGCTGAGGCTAATGCTATCAAAGCTGGCATTAAAGTTGGTGACAAGATTATTGAACAAAGAGTTGGCAGACCTGTCAATTGGATTATTGATTACAACAAGCTCGGCCCCCCTAACCTATCTGGACAATACGACTTCTATTACCAAGGAGAATCTTTAGGGGTAGACCTAGTTGGAGAAACTTTAGATGTTGCAGAAATGGTTGGCGCAGTTGAAAAGGGTGGAGCTTGGTATACTGTTAATGGAGAAAGACTTCAGGGACGTGCAAAAGCTGTTGCTTATTTAAGAGATAACCAAAATGTTGTAGACAAATTAATAGAGGAAATAGATGCCAAATCTTAATGAGTTTTTAAAAAAAGAAGAGCGGAAGCAAATTGATTCTACATTTGAAGACCTTCCAGGAATTAGACCATGCTCTAAGTGTGAGATTGATGTAGATGGTGGGTTGTGGGATTCAGAAAATTTAATAATGAAATGGACTTGTTCTCAAGGCCATGAAACAATACATAGGGTGGGTTAAATGGATTACAGTAATATAAAAAAGATTGTTGTTGCTCCACAGATTGTTATCTACAGAAATATCTTAAGCAATAGTAAAAATATTATTGAAACACTTAAAGATGATAGTAACGATTCTATGTTTTCAAACTGGAGAAGTTGGTATGAGAATGGATATAGAAAAGAGTTAAAATTTGAAAGAAATATTACTGTTAAAGAATCAGATTCAGAAAGAAAAAAACAAGAATATTTAATTTTAAATGAAGTTTCTGAAGCATTAGATTTTATACAAAAAGATTACTTTGATGATTTTGCAGATCAAAAAGGAATCTGGCCCTCTTATATAAAAGATTGGGACAAACTAAAAGAAAAAATGACATCACCTTGGTTTGATTATTTTAGATATGATGTTAAATTGGCTTCTCAACCAGAAGGCACTACAAACTTATACGATAAAACCATGATGTTTTATCATGTAGATGAATTTGTTTTGCCAAATCAATTTAAACCAAAAAGGCTTGTTGCAACAATTAATTTTTATTTAAATAATGAATACGGCGGAGGAGATATTTGTGCATATGATTCAATTTCAAATAAAAGCTATAGGTATAAACCACAACCAGGAGATGCTGTAATCATGCCATCTACTTCACCATTTTATCATTCTGTTAAAGCCTACGATGGTGCAGATAGATATTTTTTAAGAAGTTTTTTTGAATATCAAACAAATGAAAGTCAAGATAATGTTTATGATTTTAATAAATTGCATGAAATAGAAAAAGAATTTGTAGATAAAAATCTTCAAAATATATCTGTTAATACTACTGAAGTTGTTATAGATGGTAGTTTATAATGTCAGAAAGATCAGAAGTAAAAAGAGATGGCGCAAAAGCACAAAAAAATTCTGGCAGGGGTGATTATCAAAAAGGAGATGCACAATGGAAAAAATTTTTAGTAGACTATAAAGAGGCAGGTCTATCGTTTAATTTAAATAAAGATGTATGGGCAAAAATATGCACAGACACATTTAAAGTAAATAGAGATATGCACCCAGCTTTAAAAATTATTATAGGCAAAGAATCAAAAGTAAGGCTTGGCATAATAGAATGGTCAGTGCTTGAAGAATTAATAAAATTTTGGGAGAATAATAATGAATAACATTTCGATTTATAAAAATCATCACGAAATGCCTAGTGCAAAAATAAGAAGGCTTAAAGGAAAAAGAGATTGGATGGATAGTCCAACATATAACTGCTACCCAATATCTTTTGCAAACACAATGGGCTACGGAGTTTATTACGAAAAAGATATATCTTTTATTTGGGACGGAAATCGCAGAAATCCAGCAACAGCAATTTTAGGTGAAGAGCATGTTTGGTCTGGAAGAGGCGACGGCACAGTAAGTTTATTGACAAATTTTGCTATTAAAACAGAAGAAAATCTAAGTATTCTAACAATGCCAGTACCAAATTTATTTCCTACACAAGATGCTACATGCATAACAACCTTATTGTCAACATCTTTTTTAAGTATTGATTTTCCAATTGTTTGGAAAATACATACTCCAAATAAAGAAATTCTTATACCTGCTGGAACGGATGTTGCTTGCTTGCTTCCAATTTCTGTTGGTCAACTTCAAAATACAAATATTGATTTATATGATAGCCTTTGGCCTTACAAAGGAGTTCACACTGATCCAGAATACGTACAGAAAATAAAAGAAGGGCTAGCTGCTGGAGAACATCCTAGGATGTATAAGCAAGGAATTGATCATAAAGGAAATATAATTGGTAAACATGAAGTAGATAATTTAAAAATGACAATTACTGAAAAAGGACGTAAAGAATAACCATGGAAATGTTTTTAATTTGTGGAATGGCAATTGGTTTTTTAGTTGGATACCCATTAGGTTTATTCATAGATAAAATAGATAAGGATATTAAAAATGGCAGAAGATAAAAATGCACTTCAATTAATTAGTGATATTACTGAGTTCAATGATTTGCATGAGTATATGCAAGATGAGCACTTAGACAAAGCATTGGCCATTGTTGTAAAGCTATTAATGACGCCAGACGTCCCATCAGCAAAAGCCCCAATGCTTATTATGGAACTACAAGCAATGTCAACTAAGTTTGCTGTGATGTCTTCTGTGTATTCAACTATTGCTAAAGATAAGGCTGGCACAGTAAATAACAATAAAAAGAACGTTTACTATTCAGTAAAGGAGTCCATAGACAAACTTGTAGATGCACTCAAGTATGTAGTTAGGTATAATTCATAATGATAAAAGACATATTTTTTTCAACATTTACTGGTGCAGTTCTTGGCGGAATATTTGCTGCATTCAAGCTTCCAGTCCCAGCGCCACCGTATTTTCCAGCAGTAATGGGTATTGTTGGTATATGGCTAGGTGCAGCAATAGTTTTTAGGTTTAGTAATGGCTAGAGATATTGTAAAAAACCTTAAATTTAAAAAACATACTGGAAAGTTTTTTGACCCAGAAAAGTTTGCGTCATTGCTTGATGAGTCATATCGTAATACAAAAAGAGCAGATGGACAGATGACAAAGAAATCATTTAGCCCAAGCTCACTTGGATACGGACATGGAACATGCCCTAGATATTGGTATATGGCTTTTTCTGGTGCGGTATTTATTGATGATAACGATGCAGTTGCCATAGCCAATATGGCTCAGGGTACACAGGCCCACGAAAGACTTCAAAAGCTTATTGCTACAATGCCAGAGTGGAAATCAGAAGAAGAAGAGATTATTAATGAATATCCCCCTATCAGAGGTTTTATAGATTTAATTATGGAGTACGATGGCGAAACCGTTATAGGAGAAATAAAGACGGCAAAGCAAGAAGTATGGGACACAAGGCAATCAGAGATGAAATCATCAGCAAATCACATGCTTCAGCTATTAACCTATATGAAATTAAAGAATGCCAAAGAAGGATTCTTTTTGTATGAAAACAAGAACACTCAAGAGATATTAATTATTCCAATTTCAATGAATGAAAAAAATAAAGCAATTATTGAAGAAGCATTTGCTTGGATGGAGCAGGTTTGGGATAATTTTAAAAATGGAGATCTGCCAATGCGACCATCAGGATCCACAAAATCAAAAATGCCATGCACCTATTGTCCAGTTAAAAAAGCTTGTTATGATAAATCTGGCCCAATTGGTACGGTAGAAATAGATTTATATAAGGTTCCTAAAATATGATTTGTGCAAATACAGATTGTCTTAAAAAAGATTTTAAACCAAAAACACATAATCAAAAGTATTGTTCAGATGAATGTTGCAGAGTAGCAACCAACAAAAGAATTATGCAAAAATATTATGAAAAAAAAGCCATTAAAAAGGGTGCAGTAAGATTATGTAAAAAATGTAAAGCTCAATTAAGCAGATACAATGCTGAGGATATATGTTCTTCTTGTATAAAAAAAACAAATAGTAAATCAAAAAAATTATTACAGGATATAATTGATGAAATTAGCTAGTCTAATTAAAACAAAAGCTAATAGGGTGTTGGGTATTGATGCTTCAACTAACTCAATAGCTTTTTGCCTTATGGAAAATGATGTACCATTAAAATGGGGTAAAATTAATTTAGTTGGTGAAGACATATACGAAAAAATTCATGATGCTAAAAATAAAATGACAATGATGTTAGATGAATTAAAAAGTGATTATATTGCTGTAGAGGGGGCCATACTTGTCAGATCACCAGATGCTGTGATAAAATTGTCTTATGTTTATGGAGTTGTTATTGCTGAGCTTATGTCTACTGGCGCTAAGGTTATTACAATTAGCCCATCCTCTTGGCAGGCGCACATTGGTAACAAGAATCCAACAAAAGATGAAAAGTCTGCAATAAGATTGGCTAATCCAGGATATGCAGAATCTTGGTATAAGAATCAATTAAGAAATATGAGGAAGCAAAGAACTGCTGACTACTTTAATAAGAAATATGGTTTAGAAATTGTGGATTTTGATGTTGCAGATAGTTTTGGTATTGCACATTATAGTAACCAGGTGCTTACTAAACGATGAAGCTATATCAAAGTAAAGAATGGCTTTATAGAAGATATGTAGTACAAAAGAAAACAGTCACAGAAATAGGTAAAGAGTGCGGAGTCTCTGCTATGACCATACAGAGATATTTACAAGAGTTTGGATTGTTAAGAAAAAAATGAGTAAATACCCAAATAAAGATGGCGGATATCAGGCTTGGATAACAGACCTACAATTGATTGCTACTGATGCACCATCAGGACATAAAATTATAATAGAATGCCTTGAAACAGCAGAAATGCTTATTAAAAAAAATATATCCTATGGTAATTCTGCTCTTGACCCAATTCGTATATTTTCAAAAGCTGACTCCACAGAACAAATTCGTGTCCGTATTGATGATAAATTAAATAGAATTCAAAACGATAAAGAGTTTCCTGGGGACAATGATATTGATGATTTGATTGGATATTTAATTCTTCTTAAAATTGCCAATAAGTCTTAGTCAACTAAAACATGGTATAATTTAATCATGAGCGAATTAGAGCCAGCAGTGCATTTTGACCGAATGAATAAGGTTGTACAGGAACTTTTAAAAGGCAATTCAGCAACTCAAATTGCCACAATAACTGGGTTCTCAAGAAAAGAAGTAATTGAATATGTTGACGAATGGAAGTCGGTAGTTCATAACGATACAAATTTAAGAGATCGTGCTAGAGAGGCAATTTCTGGAGCAGATGAACACTACGCCATGCTTATTAAAGAAGCCTGGAAAACAGTAGAAGACGCAGACACCCAAGGACAGCTTAATGTAAAGGCTGGGGCCTTAAAACTGATAGCAGACATAGAGACTAAAAGAATAGCAATGCTTCAATCAGTTGGTGTTTTGGAAAATACACAGATTGCTTCCCAGATTGCAGAAACAGAAAGAAAACAAGAGATTTTGGTTGGAATATTAAAAGAAGTAACTGCATCTTGTCCTAAATGTAAAATGGATGTTGCAAAAAGACTTTCTCAAATTACTGGTATTGTTGAAGCCATAGTAATTGAGGACGCAAATGTCGTTTGATTTTTCAGATTTAATTGACATATTAGATGGCGAAGAATTTGAAGAAAAGCCAGTAGACCTTCGCACATTTGTAAATGATCCAAACTATTTAGGCTTACCTCCGTTATCAGAGTATCAGCATATTTTAATTGAAAAAAGCTCACAAATATATAAAGAGGCTACATTAAAAAAATTATTTGGGGATGAAGAGGGCACAGTCAGGTTTAAACAAACTGCTAACGAAGTTGTTGCACAATTAGGTAAGGGATCAGGAAAAGATTATTGTTCAACAATTGCCGTAGCATATATAGTTTATTTACTATTATGCCTAAAAGACCCAGCTACCTATTATGGAAAGCCACCAGGAGATTCAATTGATATTATTAATATTGCAATTAACTCACAACAGGCAAGCAATGTATTTTTTAAAGGCTTTAGAAGCCGCATAGACAAGTCTCCATGGTTTATTGGCAAGTACTATGCAAAAGCATCAGAAATCCAGTTTCAGAAAGCTATAACGGTCCATTCGGGTCACTCAGAAAGAGAGGCTTGGGAAGGATACAACGTGTTGGTTGTAATCTTAGATGAAATTTCTGGTTTTGCAATTGAAAATACAACTGGTCACGATCAAGCAAAAACAGGAAGTGCGGTTTATGATATGTACAGGGCATCTGTTGACTCACGTTTTCCAGATTTTGGAAAAGTTATTTTGCTTTCATTTCCTAGATTCAAGAATGATTATATACAGCAAAGATATGATGCAGTAATAGGCGAAAAAGAGACTATAATTAGAGATCATAGGTTTAAAATGTATGAGGAGCTACCAGATGGCACAGACGGAAATGAGTTTGAAATACAAT